ATTTCACCTTCCCTTCCCGGAACAAGTGATTTCACTTGATTTCGCGACAAATATTTACGAGTCCAAATTGAATTACAATCTGAAAGGTCCATCTTTTTGAAATAGGGATCGATGAGGTAGCCATTAAAAGCTACGTTATCGACTGCAAGATCACCATTTACAGGGTCATTTCGATAATCCATCCAAACTGAAAGCAAATTCATCCCTGTAGTCACTGCTCCATCAAAAGCATCTGAAATTGTTTCCAATACATGATTCTTTTGATCATCCCACATCAGAATTTTGCTAAATTGATTCGAGGTCATTTCATCTGAATTCTCAATAGGGGTACAAACAGTCGATTTTCGGTGCTGGCGTTGATAGCCTGTAATCATATTCGTGATTCGGCGAATTCGATTGAAATTGAATTGGCGACGTCGAAAAGCAGGAAGGTTCCCATAGATATCATTCCAAAGAGTCTGATCCCCTGCTTTGAAACGTTGATCAATTTCAGCTTCAGACCAAAAAGATTGATTAATTTGGATATTCTTGGCATACGTATAATCCATTAACTTTAGGACATCGTGATCGTTGTCTGTGTAAAAGGTATTGGAAAGTTGCGGAAATAGCGTCATTATGACCTAACCCTGTGGATTAAAGATTTTACTTTACATTAAACGATATTGAATTTGTTTTCAAAGATAAGGATAGGATATGAATCTCTGCAAAAAATCGGATAAAGTTTGGACAGAACTCTATTTAAAGAAAAAGACAGTCGATAGGCAATGGGACCGCATCTTTTTAGAAGCTTTGCATGGGAATGTAGATAAAGAAGCTTTAGCATACGCGATGGATCAATGTAACATTGCAGACCAGAACTTAATCGAATTTGAGCGCATGAATACCAAGATTAAGAAAGGGAAATCTGGATATTCAGACGATGATTTCTATAGGCTATACATCAAACCTTACGAAAAAAGCAAAAGTGATTAAGGGTTATTTTGTGAACGAAGATGACGTTAGACATAAACTATTAGACATTTTTCCAAATCACGACGATCTTTTAATGTATGCCGACAGCATGACTAAGCACTGCTTTTTTCTGTCAGAATATATTAGAGAAACGTCTGAGCTTGTCGAGGTTCCATCTGAAATTTGGTATCGCATCGCTCTTGTAATGAACGCATATATGGGAATTTGGGGAGACCGAACAAAAGCAGGAGATGTTCTTGAATTTCCTTATTTGCCATCTTTAGACCCGAATACTATAGATGCTCGCTTTAGAACGGTCTTACTCGAGCTCATAAAATACGCCAAAGGAAGAGAGATTATTTAAGCGATGAAAAAAATAAAATACGCCTTTCTTCTCGTTCTTATTGCCCTCTCCTCTTGCTCTAGTTCATGTACTCCTAAAGATGAACCTTTTCAAAAACATCATAGCAAGTTCACGAAGATGAACCAGAATCTTGAGGCGAATGTCTTAAAATGATTCCCTTCTTGACTATGATTACCTCATTTATCGCTCTTTACTATGGATATGTGAATGATAATATCCACACTTCACTTATCGGCTGCACTATCCTATTAATTGCTTTTTGTGATGCCAAATGGAATTCCAATTAACCAAATTGAGGATCTTATGACAACAACACCTGTAGACTCTGCAACATGGGAAAAGCTAGCCAACAATGAAGGGCTATCTAAAGATGAAGAGATTAAAGTCTTTCATCATATCTGGAGAGGGGGGTCATTTGGAGAAACTAAAAAGGTGGCTGATGCGCTAAAGAGGTCTAGCGATCACTTTAGAGAAAAGTCAATGCAGCAGATGATCGAAGTGGTCAATAACCTGAAAAAAGGGATGTTATTTAACGGAGCCCTTGGTTTGGATAAAATGGTCAAAAGCGAGTTAACAGCAGCATCTAGACTTGCTCAAGCTAATCGGTTAGAAAACGAGGCAATTAAGACAACTGCTGGGAATTTAAAGCCTATAGATATTAAAACTGCCTTCCCTAAAGTTCCCATGTATCGAGACTTTCCTCCTACTTTTGCAGCGCAGCCATCATCGGGATTCTGCTAATGGAGTGGATAAGAGTGACAGATAGTCTTCCCTCTCAGAAAGGGGTTTTTTTAGTTTACACAGCGGAATCTTATAACGACTTTCATGGGTTTTTCGTTGTTTTTTGGTGTGGAGAGCATTTTAATGATTGGCCGCCCAATTGTGGATGTACTGGAATCTCAACTATTACCCACTGGATGCCTTTGCCACCTCCTCCTAAGGAGCCACCGAAATGAAAAAGATTAGGCTGACTGTAGATTGCCCAAAAGAAATCTGGGACGCTAAAAAATGTTTCAATCCTCACTGCAATAGAAAAAAGCTCTATTTGCAATGGATGCTTTCTTCATTTGAACCTACTCGCATAAAGCTAGAATACCGATGGACATGCAAAACGTGCGATGAGGAAACTCGCATAAATCCTTGTGATGGTATAAAAATCCCAACGGAGCCACCGAAATGAAAACCGTTGCCCTTAAATTCTATACTATCCTTTTCTTCTTCCTGTTGACCTGGTTTCTCATTTGGGATTCCTGGACTGATATCAGAGACATCAAAGAAATATTAATTGGTTGGAGACAATGAAACTTCAAGAACAAGACGTTTTAGTTAAGTGTATGATTAAAGAGTGCCACAGCTCATCTAATCAGATAAGAGAGTGGCTGATTCTTCCTGAGCACAATTTAGTGCTATGTCCTAAATGTCGAAAGAACTTTAGCTGGGATGAGCTTTCACAGGATTTGAAATGATCGTAGACTGCATTTCCGACCTTCATGGTCATTATCCCGAATTAGAAGGAGGTGATCTTCTGATCGTTGCGGGGGATTTGACTAAGAGTGATACCCCATATGAGTTTAATCAATTCACAGATTGGCTGAGAAAACAGGAATATACTAAAAAGATATTTATAGCTGGCAATCATGACACCAGATTAGAGAAGTTCAACACCGCCATCCAAGGCTATCTCTGCGACTCCGGAACCGAATTCGAAGGCCTCAAAATCTGGGGATCTCCTTGGACTAAATCTTTCCCTGGCATGAATCCTAATTGTAAGTCTTTTACATTGGATAGTGAGCAGGAGCTGGCAATCAAGTTTAACTTAATACCTGAAGACACTGATATATTGGTGACGCATTGTCCTCCATGGGGATATTTCGATCATGTAGACTGCGAGCCAACCGGAAGCGAATCTCTTCTATACGTTATAGAAAGAATACGCCCCAAGCTGTGCGTTTTTGGACACATTCACGAAGGTGGCGGAGGAACTACCCAGTTAAGCTACTGGAGCGAAAATCCAAAGGTTACAAAAATGGTGAACGCCTCGCACGTCAACGAACGCTACGAGCCAATCAATAAACCGATAAGGGTGATCTTGTGAGTTATTCCAAATGAAACTCGGCAAAGATAAAAAGTTTCAAGATCTCATAAATTTAATCATCAAATACTACGATTGGTGGGACAAAAATGCCGATACTCCCGCTGAGACAGATAGAGCGATAGTTGCCGGTGGTGACATAAAGAAGAACATCTCCTTTATTATTTTCAAAGGGGATAAAGATGACTGCATGAAAGCTAAAGATTTTTTAGAGAGACTAGACAAAAAAAAGGCTAATCAGAGATGATGCCGACGTATCTTAAACCAACAAAAAAATTTGGTTTACGATCGCAATAAATCTGTCGGTTTGGGCCCCGAAATGGAAGTAGGGGCTCTTTTACAAGGTTCAATAATGCTCATCGTCATCGTTTTACTCCTTATCCTAATCGCTAGTTTGCTCGCTATGATATTAGTGCGCTCGACTCACTCGTCGACCAGTCATTTGGCAAGTCTTACTAAAATCGAAGATGTTTTGAAGAAGATGAAAGGGAAGTAGTTAAAATCTTGGTAAAGGATGACCCTGATTTGGCTGCTGAAAGAAGGCAGGAAGATCGTCTTGAATCCCATTTGCCTGATTAAAGTTTCGATCTAGGTCTTTGGCAGTTAAGCCGCCTTGTTCTGATAAAAAGAAGTGGGAATAAAGCGCGTAGCGTAGACTGTCAAGGGCGTGATCATTCTCTTTCTTAGGCTTATCAATCCCAGACTTTAAGCTCTTCTCATCCCATACATAAGACTGAAACTCAGCTATTAGATTCCTGCATTTCCGGCAGACTTTAAATGTGCCCTGATTTAGAAGCTTAGCAACAAACCGAATCCCATCAATCACATCGTTTTCAGCATCAACTAGATTGTCAACGCCAGCTCTAATCAGCTCTGCACGAAAAGAAGCAGCCGATGGATCAAGATAGATCGCCGTAACGCCTCTATTTTCGATAAAGGTTTTGAGATCTTCAGCATATTCAGCATCAGTCTTTTGCCTTTGAGTGACTCGTGAGTTGTAATAGTATTCATCTTCCACCCAAATATTAGGATAACGATGCTTATTTATGCCGACCAGAACGAATGCACAAGGATTAGTAGTCCCATAATCAATACCAACCACATAGCTAGTGGCAGTAGACAGAGGAAAATCAATAACATGCAGCTTCTCATCGAAAAAATCATAGATCGCTCCTTCCGCTTGAACCCAGCGTCCTTCTATAAATCTTTGATACCATAATCCCTTAAATTGACGCTTATAGAAATCTTTCCTCTCTTGAGACATCGAGGGGTTGTCATCCATGATGAACTTAAAAGCGATAAGATCAGGGTTATTTTCCATCCATAGCTTAAACCAATGATAAGGAGAATCGGGGTTAGTCGTGCCAAAGAGTTTAGAGCCTTCAATAGATAGACGCCCGATTAACATGATAAAGACATTTTCAGGAATGATGGTCACTTCGTCGACATAAGCGCCGGCTAGTGTACAACCTCTAATCTTAGCTTCAGCTGAAGCATCATCAGCCGTAATTACATGGCACTTTCTATTCTTAATATAGAGCTGGCGTTTACCTCTGAAATACCTGACATGGTTTCCCATGATTTTCTGAAGTTCAGGGAGAATATTGCGCTCAAAGCTGTCATAAGTACGAGTAACAATAGCAAAATCCCCATTAGGACCGCGAGACGCTTCATCAACAAACCTCCATAGTGAAGCATGTGTTTTACCAGAACGAATCGATCCTTCCCAGATATTAATTGATAGGTTGGATTCACGAATTGAAAGGAGCTGCTTTTCCGAGAAGAAATCAGAGAGTGCGCTCAAAGCGGAAGCTCCTTTTCTAATTTGCTAGATTGCTCTTTAAATTCAGCAAGCAAATGAGGGTAGTTTAGAAAATCTCGAGGAACGCATTGGGCTTTGATTTTGCAACAATCAGAATGCCAGCAACGAATATGAATAATGCGATCAGAATCCATAAAAGGTCTTTTGCAGTTTTCGCATACGTAGTCATATTTCAATTAAATCTGTTTCCCTTTTCGAATTGAATTCAAAATGATATCAGCTGCGCATTCTGCAACTTCTGTAGCGTCTTCTTTATCCCATCCAAATTTATTTCGCATGAACATTTGAAATATAGCTGGCTGACTTTTCTCAATTTGACCTAGCATCATTTTCTTACCTAATTCACACCAATGCTGATAAGATTTCGACTCAGCTATTTCCTTGTGTATAGGAGGAAATTCAATTGGATCATTATGGATGTATTTCTCCATAGTTTTGTGCGTCAAAGTAATTTCTGGATGTTCAAAACACCACTCTTCTTTTGAATGTCCTGTCGCAATGAATTCACAATATTGACGATAGGCTTCTTTTCGAAGTTCTGGCGTTTTCAATTTGATTCCGTTCTTATTTCCTTTAGGTGCGCCAGCCATTATTTCCACCATTTCGGAAATAGACGCTTCCGCTTTTCACATTGTTTTTCAACATTATATTCTAAGGCTGCCATCCGTTTTAAGAATTCGCCCTCTAAATAGAATGTGGTTGCGTCGATCTTGTTTTGACATTCACTTTGAAATGCTATCAGTCTTTCTTCCAAATAGGATTCGAAATAGGCTAATTTCTGCTCATAGTCTTTTAAATTCCTTTTCAAAATGACTTCATAAGCAAAAGCAATCGGATCCTTTGTAGGCATTTACCAAATTTCCTTCATTTGGAACATGACTTCAGCTTGGATCATGTCTTGAAGATCGTATAGCGTATAGTCGCTAAGTTTTGGAATTGGAACTTTTCGAGGCTTTTGAACTGTGACTTTCTTGACTACTTTTGGAGCAGCTTTTTTAGCTAATTTCTTAGCAACTTTAGCTTTCTTTTTGACAACTTTCTTTTTAGCAAAACGGCCTAATTTATCTCTTTTTGGCATAGATTCTCCTATATGACCAGGTGTAACACTAAAATAATTTTTATGTCTATATTTTTAAAGAATTCTAAACTTTCCAAATATCCAAAACCCTTTCTTTAAGTCTTCGAAAAAGTTTGGGTTCTTCCAATTTCCGAATTACATTTGAGGCTATTTTTGAAATTTGTTGGGCTCTGCTTTTCATTTGAGCAGGGTTTTCGAATTGAGCATGAATTTGTGTGGTATCGATAAATTTAAGTCTCATTGTGGGTCTCCATAATTGCAATTACGTCCTTTTCATCAACAACCAGGTAAACTTCACCTTCAATTTTGAAAGCGACTCCTGCATGTCTATTTAGAGCAACCAGATCTCCTTCAAGAAGGTCTAAATTGTTTTCGCCAAGGTGAATGACGGTAGCGAATTGT